TTTTTTCTCTCACCACTATCGGTTTGTCCTGGTTGATAACTGGTCAGCGCAGGCCCTCCTAAGTCGAGCCTGCGTTAACCAGTTTGATGCCCGTGCTTTTTTAGTTCCTGGACGGATAAATGCCCTGCAGGCAAATGACGTAGTACACGGCCAGGTAAGGCTGCATGTTGTTGTGCGCCTGGTTGCCGCCCGTATTGGCATTGACCACGGAAACACCTTCGCCGCCTTTCATAATGGGGCCGCCGCCGGTGGGTTTGAACAAGTCGGTGGCAATACTGGAGTCGTCGATGTAGTTGCCCTGGGGGTTGCCGGAGTCCCCCTTGCCCGTGCCCGTTTGCAGGCCACCACTCTCCACCGCAGTGTGGCTATGGCTGGGGAGCTGGTTCACGTTGAGGGTTACCGTTGGCGTACCTGCCTGTTCACCGAGCTGACGGGACGACAGGCCCGGCCCGTTCCCCTGGCCGATAGCGGTTCGGCCCCGCAGGTCGGGCAAACCAAAAGTGGTTTGGCCATCGCCGCCGTAGGTGGTGCCCAGAATAGAAAACAGGGCGCTGTTCTGAGAAATGGCCAACAACTGGCCGTTGCAGAACGCCCAACTGCGCGGGGCAAAGTTGCCACCAAAAAGGCGAATTTCGCCAATCATTCCTTCCATGACATATAAGTTTTAGTAGCAGGGTGTTGAAAAGGGGGGCCTTCCGGCTGCCACAATTCACTACCCGCTTATTTTTTGATTGAATTTGAATTTTAGTTTCTTGAAGGGAAAACACCCTGCAGACAAATGATGTAATTCACCACCAGGTAAGGCTGCATATTATTATGGCTCTGGCTGCCACCCGCATTGAAATTGGTCACGGTGAGTCCTTCGCCACCTTTCATGATGGGGCCGCCACCAGTGGGTTTGAACAGGTCGGTAGCAATGCTCGAATCGTCGATGTAGTTGCCCTGGGGGGTGCCAGAGTCGCCCTTGCCCGTACCCGTCTGCAGGCCACCGCTCGCCGTAGCGATGTGGGTGTGGCTGGGCATTTCGTTGGTATTCAGGGTTACGTTTTCTTGCCCACCTGACTGGCCTAAGCTGTAGCTAGGTAAGCCCGGGCCATTACCGGGGCCAATGGCTACCCTGCCGCGTAGGTCGGGCAAACCGAAGGTCGTACGACCATCGCCGCCGTAAGTGGTACCGAGAACGGAAAACAGTGCCGTGTTTGAGGCTATAGCTAACAACTGGCCGTTGCAGAATGACCAGTTACGCGGGGCAAAGTTGCCACCAAAAAGGCGAATTTCGCCAATAGTTCCTTCCATGATGAAGATATATTTTAGTTAAAGGCTATCGCCAACAGCTGCATAGCTGCCACCTGGCTGAGCCCTCGTGAGGAATGTGATGCCTAAAAAAATTAGTTCCTTGAAGGAAAAATACCTTGCAGACAAATGATGTAGTTCAACACCAGGGAGGGTTGCATGTTGTTGTGCGACTGGCCCCCGCCACTATTGGCATTGGTGACAACAATGCCTTCGCCACCTTTCATGATGGGGCCGCCACCGGTGGGTTTGAACAGGTCGGTCGCGATACTGGAATCGTCGATGTAATTGCCCTGGGGGTTGCCGGAGTCGCCTTTACCCGTGCCAGTTTGCAGGCCCCCGCTCGCCACGGCGGCGTGGGTGTGGCTGGGCATTTCGTTGGTATTCAGGGCTACGTTTTCTTGTCCGCGTTTTTCGCCCTGGCTATGATTGCTTAGCCCCGGGCCCTGCCCGGCACTCGTCGCTGCTCGCCCCTGCAGGTCGGGCAGGGCGAAGGTGGTGCGGCCATCGCCGCCATAGATCGTTCCGAGCAAAGAGAACAGGGCTGTGTTTGAGGCTATGGGTAATAGTTGCCCCTGGCAGAGGGCCCACCCCCGGGGAGCAAAGTTGCCCGCAAAAAGTCGGATTTCGGCTAAAGTTGGTTCCATAAAAATGTAATTAAGGTTTAAATATGAGTTGATTAGGTCTGCCGCTGCGAATAGGTAAATACCTGGTTACAGGGGCTATCAGGCCGCAGGATTAAGTACGATCATCCAGCAGCTAAAAATGACATCTTTAAATCATCGGGAGCACATCGTCGCTTGTACGGAGATAAAAACCGGCGCATCCGCCACGACTCGATAGC